ACGATCTGTGAAATCAACGCTTGCTGGACAGCCAGCGCATCTCCACCAGTATCGGGTAAGTGCGCCCATAACCGGAACATGTTGGTTAACCAGGGCCTCACATAGGCTCTTCTGTGCTGTCTTTCGCCTAAATTCGGTTCGGTTGGTGACTCCATGTACGAATGGAGTGTGGCGAATAACCTTCCAGGGATTCCGAGCCATTTGGAAGCCAGTAGGTGACGGGAGCAGAAATCCGCTACAGAATTCCACTTCAGAGAGATGAGATCGGGTCTTGGCTTTGACGACAAAACCAAACTTTGAGAAATGAGAGATGTCAAATCCTCGTCGCTTATGTTCAAAGTAGGCGATGACGCTGTCATCGCCTTTGACACGTTGATCCACATCTGTAGGACGGAGGCCGGACAAGCGGGCGACCACTCGATTGAGTGCGACATGGATGAGGGAGTTTCCTGCGGTGGTGTCAACATCTCCGGACACGCGGGTGCCTCTGAGGGTGTAGGAGATTCCGTTGCGATAGGTCCAGTCTGACTCGAGGTAGGCGTCAAGGACGAACTCGAAGTAGGGGGCGTCTTGGGCAGGGACGCTGAAGATCCGTCGATATTCGTCGTTGAGCGCCGCGAGGAGCTGTTCAGAAACGTGAAGATCCCACGCCGTGTGGTCTGTTTCGATGAAGTTTGTGAACTTTTGCAACTGTGATAAGAGTGTTCCTGTTTGAGTTCCATTGGATCCAATGCAAGCTGTGGGGGGGTATGTTCGCATGAGGGCTTCGAGTTGTGAGATGTATCTTCCAAAGAAGGTGCGGTGATAGAGGTTACGAGAACCGATGATGTGGCAAGTTTTCCCGGGCTTGACGAACTCATTCTTGAGGAAGCCGTCAACTTTCCGGAAATCCTTCTGGGTGAGGACTCCCTTGGTGACGCGTTCCCAAGCTCGTTCTGCGGCTCGCACTTGGTGCCTGGGATGCGATCTTGCATACAAGGCGAGCCATTCTGAAAATCCA